CTGCTCACCCTCGGAATTCTTCCCGCAAGGAACTAATCCGCACCGTCTCGCTACGCCATCTCGTATTGCCAGGTCTTCAAGCTCCGCCAGCTCGTTCTTCCAATCGCCGCCAAACAACGAGCTTGGACTGTCGCCAACTAAGGCGATGTACTCTTTCTTTGTCATATTGTTACTGTCCTTAGGGCAACGGGAGAGGAGGCTAATCAACTAACCGCCGACTCCCCTGCCACCCAAAGGATTGATTATTGATATTGCTTAATCTCTTAATCCGCCAGACATGTGGAGCGCACCCTGCTAGGAGTTATTCCACATATCTGGCTCATTCAGAGATTAAGCTTACCGCTCTTTCCTGTCTTCCGCCTGCTATCATTGCGGTGTGGCGGTTGCGATAGGAGTAGAGCAGTGATTTTTTTAAAGGTTGCACCACATCATGTCCACGTCCTTATTCTCCAGCTTCACCAGCTCCTGTACGCTCCGCCCGGTCTTCAAGCTGATTGCGTATATTCGGTTCTTGCGCCGTCTTGCCGTTACTGACTTCTGGGCAAGCCGTATCATGTCTTTTTGCGTCATCATATAAATTGGTTATCTCCTACAACCAGTATAGCACGTTCAACGGATATTGCAAGAGGTTTTTGTGGATAAGTCTGTTTTAAGACTAAAGTTACAAGTTTAATAGTTCCTCGCACTTAGCTTTCAACGCTTTCAAAAAGTTCAGGCGTTCGGGCGTTTTTGTTTCGTCTATCTGATTGATTATCTTATCCAGAGCATTGCTCAATGACTTCTCTTCGGGTGTTATTGGTCTCATATTTTTTCGTAGCCGTTAATGGCAGGAATCCACGCGCCGTCCGCCCACTTATCGAACACAGTTCGGGCTGTACAGCCTTGTCGCAGTTCCACCCACATCGCGGAAAGTTCCATGAACAGTTGCTCGGATATTTTACCGGCCTGCAATCCTTGCTCTTCGAACCGCTTGCGGAACTCGACCGTGTCGAGAGTTTTTATTTTTTCTATCGCTTCGATTGTGATTTTCATAGATTAAAATTTTATATTATTTAGAAGTTCTCCGATTATTATATCCTCTGATTTTGTAGAAGTTCCAAATTTCCAAGCATACTTTTCGTCTTCATAATCTCCTTTGTCGGCGTTCCATATCGCTTTATATGTCCCTTCTCCGTTTGGATTGCGAACTTTGGGAATCATAAAGTGAGTAATAAATTTCTTTTCAATTATTCTGTCGCCCAACTGCTCCGTTGCGTTTGCTTTGTCCGAGGAACGTTCACGCCATAAGTTGATAACATAGTTTGCATTTTGCGGAATTGCCACGGAGTCTTTGAAGCTATCAATACCCGGCTTTTTCCCCTCCAACTTTTTGTAATGTACAATCAATATCATCGAAGCCCCGGTTTTATTAAGCAATGTTTTTAACCTAACCATTATTTTTTCCACATAATCCGCTTTGCTGTCTTCTTTGGACGACATATCAAAGTAATGCAAATGGTCAACCAGAAATAATTTTATCCCTTTGCTTATCTGGTCGTAAACCAAAGTTTCCAGTAAGTCTATACTCATCATCTCGTTTACTTTGGCGAAAAATATATTGTCGTTTTTCAAGCTGGCTCTAGCTTCCTCCAAATACCTGGGATATTGAATATCTCGTATCTCGTTCAATCTAAAATCGTTCCACCAGTATCCCTTAGAGCCTGCTTCGTAATTCTTTTTTATTTTATTCACTTCGTAAAATAAAGCCTTAATGCCGTAATCGGGCAATCTATCTTCCAGAGCATAAATCCCGCATTTAACCTTTTTGCTGGCTTTGTAAATGATGTTAGTGGCCAATGCTGTTTTACCCGTCCCCGATTCTCCACCTAGCACTACCAGTTCTGACGGGAAAATTCCAACCAGTTTATCATCAAGCCAACTGTATCCGAACGAGATAACTTGATTCGCGTTCGTTGCAACAAGCTCTTTATAACCCATTTCTACAATATCACTCATTGTTACGAACTCCACTCCGTCTTTTTTTATTGCTGAAATAGTTTTCGTTTCTTGCTGTACCAGTTTCTGATAATTCAAACCATATTCTCGACAAATCCATTTATACGCATCGCTATAAGTAATATTCAGTATTTCCGCTATTGCCGTAATTCTGTTGCCTTTGAATGGTTCATGCGAAGACGAAGCCAAATAATCGCGATTACCTTGTCTGCCAAGAAATGTTCCTGTTGTTTTTCCTATTGGGTCAATGAGATGTCCACTAACGTCAAATGTTACAGGACGACCAATTGAAGAAAAAGCACGCATAACCATTTCCTTGAAATCCAATCGTTCAATCTCCCTAAATACAGGATTGTCTCCTGTATGCTCCGGGATTCCCGGTAAAACTTTCAATTCCTTGAACGGAAAAATTATCTCGAGGCCGGCTAAATTATATTTTTTAACGGATTGATAAATCACTTCGCAAGCGTACGGCTCCTCTTTCATGTGGTCATAACCTGGTACTCTTAAAATCCTAGAAATGTCATAGACGTTGTCCGCCTTACAACCGTGCTGTTTACTCCACGCCACAAGCCCTTTTAATACTCGCACATATCTTTCTTTGTTTTCTGTAGTAGGTTCTCCGGCTACTAGTTCCCATAATGGCTGTAATCCGTTAGACGTATCAATTACCATTGTCGGCTCGCACTTGGCTATAATTTCCTTGAGTAGTGCCTGCTTTTTAGCTTGGCGTTCTTCTCGAGTTTGGCCGTCTCCGGCTTTACCAATATCAAGGTCGCCGTAAACATAGCGTAACCTAGTGCAATTCTCAGTCTTGCGATCGCCCGCAAATTCGTTGACGGAAAAGTACACACCCCAACCTTGAGCATTAAGCGTTTTAAATTCTTGTTCGTTTTTGTTTAGATAAGTTTTTGCGCCCGGAACTTTCTTGGTGTCATCTAGCAAGCAGTAGATGGTTCCCATAGATTTTTACTTGTTTACAAATTTTAAATATCCGTTCTTTTGAGTTATAAAGTCAAACATTGAAAACCGGTGATGGCAATAATCGTTAAGAGGATTTCTATTGGCAATTTCTAAAATATACGCACGTACCGCACGCTCCCATTCTTCTTGAGAAGGAACTTGTTTATCCCACATTTTTGCCAGACTTGTTGTTTCTTTCCTGCATTGTGGCAAGAGTTTTTTTATGGCGGTATTGTTTATTGGATTTCCATTTGCGGGGTTCCATGCTTGTCTGGCATTCCAGTATTCAATTCCTAATCCCAAAGAGTATTCATTCTTACATTCTTTACATTCTTTACATTCTTGTATGTGGTTGCTGGCTGGTTGCTGGCTGGTTGTTTGTTGGTTGTTTTGCTGGTTGTTTGCTTGGTAGCTATCCCAGTTTGTTATCTTAATTAAGCTAAATTTGTTAGTTGTTTTGCTGGTTATTCTGCTGGTTGATTTTAGGTATGTAATACAATTTCTGTACTTCTGAGCTGATATGTGGTGTAACTCTTTTAATGCTTCGGTTCTACCCGTTATAAATTCCCCGGGGAGGATTTCGATGTCCTCTCCGTTAAAGGGAAATTTGTGTGGTTCGTGGTTCGCTTTTAAAAGACACCAACTCCAGACATACCAGATATTGGGGTTTTCGAAAACTGAACTGTTCATAGATTTTCGGTACAAACGTACCCAGCCTGTTGACATAACAAAAAATTCTCAGGAGCTTACAATGTATCCACACCTATGACAGGTGCTACCGATTTTACGGTATCATTGCAAGCTCTTGAGAACTTTGTTATCGTCATATTTTGGATATTTACTATTTCATTATACACTCCGCCACAAATCTTGTCTACTAGGAAGTTATCCACACCTGTGTATTGTTGTATAATAATAGATGCTGTATAATGTAATCAGACAAGAGCAATGGCCACGCACAACATACTTGCACTCTTAACGAGAGCAGGAAAGCGAGGTTGGGTGCCGTGTTCCGCTCTATCTACAACTATCGGCCTCGCTTCGTAAAATATGATTGCAACATATTTTCATCAAAACGACTAACTCTTTACGGAGTTTTTTTTGTATATGGACGACTACGACAAAGCCAAGCGCCAAGCTGACGATAAGCTCCCGAGGAGTGTCAATCTTGCTGATTTATTAAGTTCTGAAGACATAAAAAAATTAAAAGAGGCCGGGTATCAAGTGCCCGGGTATTGAACAATATGCCATTAAATCTTAAGAAGCGGTATAGAATGTGGAAGCAGAATACGGCAGATGAGAAAAATTATTATAAGAATTTGATGCGGTATTATCCGGCTATTCCGATGACTAAAGATAATTACAATCAAGTGTCTAAACAAATTAAATCCTCGATAAAAGCCGGAAAGGGTGGAGAGTGGGGTATTCTTAAGCAAGCTCTTCAAGCAAAACACGAACAGTATTTGTCGGATTCAAATTACACGGGATACTTTAAAGACCAACTAAGTAAAATCAAGTAGTATGGAAAAGCTAATGATATTCACCGTAGAAAAGAAGCAGGAACCCAATACGTTCATCATGAATCAGCAAAAGCAAGTAACGGTAGCCATCGGGCAAGATGAACAAAGTGTTATAGGCAAGATTGCGGCGGACAACAACATGAATGTGGATATCGGACACGTGGCTTCCATTCCAATGGAGTTGGTGAATTTAGTCATAGCACAGCATAAAATAAATATAACCAAGTGGACTCCTTCAATTCCTATAACTCCCGAGAAAGAAATCGAAAAGAAAGAAGAGCTTCCACCTTTAAATATTCAATACTCGCCGGAGCGTAGTTTCGTTAATATGATAACAATGGTTTTAGAGGACGATAACTCTAAAGAATTACGCCAGAAGCTTTCTAAGCTCGATATCGCTAATTTAACTAAAATAACAAAAAAACTATGCAACTCAGTCTAAATGCCATTGCAGTATTGAAGCACGTGCTCACTTATGACGGCAAGAAGGAAATTGTTAAAGACAACCAAGGCAAGGAGCAAGAAGTAAGCTCAGCCAGGAAGCTTAATGTTCTGGAGTCTGTTCAGCGGAGATTCTTCTTCAAGAATGTTGAGGCTCCAATCAAAGAAGCCTCAGAGGAAATCGAACAAGCGGTTAAAGTTCACAATACCTTGAGAGATTCTAAAAAGGAAGAATTGGAAAAAAGCGGCAAAAAGAAAGATATTGATAAAGCGCTATCAGAAGATAAGGAGATTCAAGCCAGTCTGAAACTATTAGAGGATTTAAATAAACAACTTAACGCTAAAAAAATAGAGTTTCAACTCGAGCCCAAAACAAAAGAAGTCGTCAATAAGTATTTCCAAGAATACGCTAACGAGGTAGGCTTCGCCGCCGGCGACGACCCAAGTGTTTCGGAACTCGAAGACGCTCTAAAATAAACGTATGGCAAAAGTATCAATAGGTCTCCCGAGAATAAAAAAACCAATGCCGCTCCCTAAAAGCAAGAAAGGTGCTCTTCTACCAACACCAGTATCCAAACCGCCCGCAAAAGGGAATGTTACACTTTATTCCAACAAGGTGCTTCCTAAGACTACTTCCACTAAGAGTTGGTATAAATAACATGTAAATTTAGTGTAAAATTACAATAAAATAAAGGAGTTAATATGGGAAGCATTGTGGGAAGGAAAACAATGGTCGAGGAATTGCTTCGCGCTAAGGTGATTGGCAAGTGCTGGGTTCATATTGATAAGATAATGGACGGCACCAGTGAGAAGACTAAGACCATGATAGCACTCAAGATTTGCTCCAGGACGATTCCTCAAGAGATGGACGTAACAAGCGGCGGCGATAAGCTAACCACCCTAGAGATAACTTTAAGGAAACTATCCAATGAGCGAGAAGATGCAAAAACTAGTAGCGAGTCTTTACAAGGACGAGGAGCGGAGGCCGATCAAGTTGACTCCCAATCAGGCACTGATATTCGAGCTGATATTCAAGAGGCTTTAAAAACATTGTGAAGCCTTTTACAGAAGAGCACAAAAGAAAATGTAGATTTTGTGGAAAAACCGAAGGAAGTCGAAAGTTGGAAGTTCACCATATAGACTACGAGAAGAAAAATTGCCGAGAGGACAATTTAATATCATTGTGTAGAAGTTGCCATCAAAAGACTACCAGCGGAAATCGTCAATTCTGGACTGCAACTTGCATAATAAGCGATATTTTCTATGAGTGATATAAAAGTCCAGAAAATGGTTGCGGCAATGTATAAAGACGAAGAACGTAAGCCAATTCAATTATCCGCAGGACAACAAGATATTTTTAGGCTTATATTTGGAAGAGTTCACCCAAGGAATTGGCTGGCTGCGCATACGCGCTATGGGAAATCTTTAACCGTAGCGTTGGCTGTTCTTACTAGGGTAGCGACCTTTCCTGAGAAGTGGGCGATTGTGGCACCTAGTGAGAAGAAGGCTAAGATTATCATGAGCTACATCATTGACCATGCCTTTGACAATGACTACACCAAGCAGAAACTGGACATAGCGAAGGGTGAAAGTCTTGAGCACTTGAGAAGAGAGCGCAGCAAGAGCCGATTGACATTTAAGCACACTGACGGTTCGATGGGTGAGGTCTACATCTTGTCGGCGGATTCCAGAAACAAGCAAACTGCCGGCGAAGCGTTGATGGGGTTTGGGGCAAGCAATGTTGTACTGGACGAAGCGGCTCTGATTGATGATGACATTGAGGCGAAGATATTCCGAATGTTAGGGGATAAGATGGATAACTTTTACTTCAAGATTGGCAATCCATTTAAAAGGAATCATTTCTTGAAGGACTACAGAGACCCGAAGTTTTATAAACTTAATATTGATTACAAGATAGGACTTGACGAAGGCCGGCTTAATGAAGAATACATTGAGGAGTGCCGCAAGAAGCCATTCTTCGATGTGTTATACGAGAATAAGTTTCCTGAAGCATCAGCGATAGATGACAAAGGCTGGAGTAATTTGATAACAGACAGGGAATACGATAGTGCTTTGGTGGATAAGAAGGATGTCGCGGAGTTCGGGACAAGGAATATCGGGCATGATATAGCCAGAGGCGGTGGGAACTTCAACGTTTGGGTTAAGCGCAGTGAGAATTTCGCAACAATCCTAGCTAAGAACTCTGATAACGATTTGATGAGCACCGTAGGCACTACGATAAGATTGGCGGTGGAGAATAAGGTGGATTGGCAGAATGTCAGTCTTGACGATACAGGAATGGGTGGCGGTTGTACTGACAGGCTTAAGGAGCAGGGTTTTAGAGTCAACGCTGTTAAGCTGGGCGGGCAAGCTAAGGAGCAGACGAAGTTCATCAATCGGCGTGCTGAGAACTATTGGAAGCTGAAGAAGTGGATAAACAATGGCGGCAAACTCGACAAAGATGGTGATTGGAGCGAGTTATTGGATATTAAGTACAAAACAGATTCTTCGGGACGACTGCAGATTATGAGCAAAGATGAGATGCGGCGCAATGGAATAGAGAGTCCTGACGTGGCGGACGCATTGATGATGTCATTCGATTCGACTTATGTGAGGATGTTCGAGCGGCCGCTGCAAAAGAAAAAGAAACATAAAAACATTTACGCTACACGAATGGTATGAGCTACGAAATACGGTGCGAACAATGCAAAGCCAAGTTGTGTGAGGTGGAGCGTAATCCTGACGAAGTGAAGTATCAAGTGTCGATAAAGTGCAAGCGATGTAAGCGAGTGAACAAGGTTTAAATAATTTAAGCATAGATGAAGCTCTTGAAGCTCTAGCAATAGAGCTTTTTTTTATATGGAAAATCAAGTAGACCCAATAGTATCGGAAGTTTATAAAGCATACCAAGAGATGCGCGATATCCAGAATGGCGGATTTCGTGAGTTTAATTATTCAGAATCTAAGGAGCGCGACAGAACCTTGAAGGAATACCTTGACGACTGCCAGAAGCGCGCCAATGGGTACACTCCAAGCCGGGAGAGCCAAGGCAAGGAGCAGTGGCAGGCTAATATCTTCACCAACTACACAAGGCGTAAGATTAAGGCTCATATAGCAACAATCGCTAAGGAGCCGCCGCCGATTAAGATAACAGCTACTAATGAGGCCAACACTATTTCCATTGAGCGGTCGGATATAATGTCCAAACTGGTTAGGGCTTCAGAGCTGGAGTATGGCGGCAATCCTGAGAAGCTCATCTACATTGATTCATGGAACTGCGCCATTAACGGTACAATTGTTAAGTATGTAGGCTATTTAAAGACTAAGGAAACTCCTAAGATTATCACTAGCTACGATCTGGCTACTGGAAAGATAGAGTATGAGGATGGCGAGGAGGTTATCACAGAGGACAGGGTGATAGAGGTTAATGTTCCATTGCAGAACTTGTTTATCCGCGACCCATATATAGCGGACATTCAGCAACAGCCTGATATGATTTGGGTGAGTTATCAAGGCGAGGGTGAGTTCAAGAAAGAATTTGGCAAGTATAAAAACGCCAGTAAAGTAAAGCAGGCGGGATTCAAGTTTGAGGCGGGCGAGAACATCTTGTTTTTTGGTGAGCAATGGAACGACCGCGTAGAGAAGAAGAAAATTGAGGTTGTTAGGTATTACAATAAGAATGATAATCAATATCGAATAGTGGCTAATGGGGTGTTATTACTTGATACGATAATGTTATGGGGCAAGAAGCGCAAAGTGTACCCATTTGCTAAGAGCGTATATGAGCCATTTGCCAATGTGGAGTTCTTCTACGGTAATTCTCTGCCGAATATCTTAATGGCTAGCCAGGATGTTTCCAATGCGTTTATCAATTCAATGGCGGATAAGGTGTATCGAACACTTAACACGCCAATGCTCGTTGGAATGGTAAATAAGGATTCATTGGAGTTGGAGGACGAGTATGTTACCGGTGATACAAGGATTTATGTGGAAGATGTTAGTCAAGTTCAGCCGATGCCGATGCAGACAATTCAGCAGGGTGAGATGAAGATGTTGGAGTTCACGACGAGAGGAATCGATGAAGACTCAACTGATAGCTTGCAAAGTGGTTACGGTGGTTCGGGGAGCACTGCTAGAGAGATAGTTCTGGCTAATGAGCGTGCTGAGGAGCTTAAGGGGCTGTTCTTTATTCTAATGAAGGATTTGTATGTTCAGAAGACAAGATTAAGGATTTACAATATCGTTGCCAACTACGCGAATCCGCTTAAGACCAAAGCAATAGTGGGCGCTGACGGCGATGAGGTTTTTATCAATGAATACAAGTCGTTTAATGTGCCAGGGACATTGTCCACTGGTGAAACGGGTACGCTTCAGATAGGAGTGGCTGAGCAAGCTACAGTTGACCAAATGAATCGGCCGATTGGGGTTATGCCGAGCGGTAAGCAATTTAACGAATTGGATGTAAGGGCAGAGATGGCAAGAATCCAAGGCAAGCCAATAGAAACAATCATGATAAGCTCAGATTTCTTGGATGACTGGGAGTATGATTTAACAGTAGAGACGGATAACTTCTATCAGAAGTCTAGAGCATTGGACAAGGCAATGATGTCAGAAAACATTCAGTTCATTGCAACGGCGTTTCCGGAGATATTTGCCGCTAATCAGCAAGAGTTGTTCAAGGAGTACATGAAAATTAATGGAAAGAGCGCGGATAAGTATTTGGAGAACATAGTTAAGCAGCAAATGAGCCAGATGCAAGCGATGACGCAACAACCTCAAGAGAGTCAGCAGGGAGCACCAGGGCAGGTGAGCCAACAAATAACAGCGCCAACAAAGAGTCTTCCGGCTTTAGTTGGCGGAGTATAAGCGGAGTATAATATGATTTATTGGTTATTAGAAAAGTTGTTTGGCAACAGGGATTATTCGGGAATAGACAAGGATAAAATGCAGGAGTGGCTGTTAGCCAATTCATTGGATATGGGATTTATAGGCTACTTTAAATACCGCGATTTGGCGATATTGAAGCAAATGGGGCAGGGATTGCGGCAGGAGGAGTATTGGAAGCTAGTAGGGCAGCGACATGAGTTGTTGCTATTGGCCGGTAAGGTGAAGGAGGCAAAGGATTTGGCGGAGAGAAAGAAGAAAGTGGAATTGACATATAAAACATAAAAGCTGGTGACCGAGCCAGTTGAAACAAGCGGTTTAAAACTTTATGTTTGAGCACTTAAAAGAATCGCAACAAGCGCAAGAAGAGATTGACGACCAAGAAAGCTCAGAGGATACCAATGAAGAAAATGAGGAATCTAAGGGTGGTGAAGGCGGTGGGTCTAGCGGATCAGATGAATTGGACGATGATATTGCGAAGTTGCGTGAGGAGAATGAGACATTAAGGCGTGACCGCGACAACTACAAAGAGGGTTTGTTGGCGGTTAAGAAGCGCAAGTTAGAAGAGAAGCCTGAGCCTCAGCCTTATGAGGAGGAAATCCGCACTAAGGTTGATGAAGTCTTGCAAGAAAAGAACGAGCAACAGGTTTTAAAGGATGTAATCAATCCGAAGTCTTCTAACTACATGCCTGAATTGGTGAAGGAATCGCAGTATCAGGACATCTTGCAGTATCTGCCTCGCAAGATTGACAGAACGAGCCAGGAGGGGGTTGTGAAGGCGCTTAGAATCGCTGTCAGCGGTTGGAAACAGGCTACAGGCTTCAAAGATAAGGCGAAGGATAAAGCGTCAGAGCTGGCGACATCGCATTCTGTCCCTTCAGGCAGGACGAACAATGAGGTTAGCAGTCCTGATAGGAAGCGAGTTATCCCGAAACAGACCGGTCCGGACGGCTGGTATAAGTAAATTTAAGAATTAACATCTAAAATGTATGTTCGAACCAATGACTAAGTGTGACGGCAAAGAGATGGAGCTGAAAGGCACGGACGCTACTACATTCGTCAAGAACAAGCTGGTGAAGTTTTCTTCAGGCTATCTTGTGAATGCCGCAGCTGCCGATGATAAAGCCGAGTATCTTTGCCTTGAGAGTAAATTGACAACATCGACAGGCGAACTTGTGAAGGTTCTGCCGCTGGATCAGACGATTGTATTCCGTGCTTTGACCTCTATTACTCCGGTGCAAGCTACGCATGTCGGCAATGAGTATGATTTGACTGACGACGCGACAGTTGATTTGGGTAATACCACAGACAAGGTTTTCCATGTTGATCGTATCGTCGATGCGACCAATAAGATTGTTGAGGGCAGATTCATGCCACGAGAGTAGTTTAAGAATTAACACTATAAGAATATGGCGATACGAACAACAGACTTTGCCGCCCTTACAGACGATCTTCAGGAGATTTTCAATGAGGTGGCCAAGACAAGTGTTTCAGACATGACAGGTTTTAAGTTGTTTAACATCAAGGATACCGACCGCAGAACTTATGACTATCTGATTCTGCATGGTATGGATGTGATTAAGAAGGTTGCTGAAGGCGCTGACTTGCCGCAAGCTACTGTGGTTCAGGGCGACTCCATTACTGCCACACAGTCGAGATACGGCGGTATCGTTTCCGTCACTAAGGATATGCGTTTGTTTGACCTTTACGACCAGATTGACGGATTGGTGCGTTCCGCTACTGAAGACGCGTTCCAGAAGGTTGACCAGTCTTTGGCTGACGTGTTATTGAATGGCTTCTCCGCTTCTAATTACACAGATGTGTATGGTGAAAGCGTAGGCGCGACCGGGCCGGATGGACTTGCGTTGTTCTCAGCTTCGCATACCAACAACATCAATTCTGAGACGTTCCGAAACATCATTCGTTACAACAGCGCCAATAATCCGGTTGTTTCACGTGAGGCGATTGTGAAGGCTAGAGTTGACGCAATGATTTACAAAGACCCTACAGGCCATAACCGCCCGATTAATCTGGATACGATTTACGTAGCTCCAGAAAAAGAAGATGAGGTATTGAGGATTGTCAATTCCGATAAGATTTCAGGTTCATTTGATAACGACCCGAATCCATTGAAAGGCAAGGTTAAGGTGGTGACTTGGGAGAAATTGCAGACGCGCACGGGTGGTACTGATACCTCGGCGTATTGGTTCATGTGCGATTCCAAGCGCGCTAAGAACTCCTTGCAAGCATTGTTTAGAGAGAGGCCGGCATTGGACGCTCCTGAGCAAGTGTACAAGAACAAGAACTGGGATTACAGTATTGATTTCTACTACGCTATTCTGCGAGGCTTCCCGGCTTTCGTGTTCGGGTCGAACGGTACAGGTTCTTAATTAACGAGGGCGGACGTCCACGCCCTCTCTTTCAAACTATATGCCGCCAAATTGGTCAGCTTTGTACGAGAGGGGTAGATGTAAGTTCATTGGAGTTCCTTGGAATGATGAGGAGCTGAATGCGATTTACGCATTGAAAATCCCTTATGAGTATGTTCGGCTTGGACATTTAACGGTCGTTTCGTATCAAGAGGCGCTGAATGCGACAGATGAAGTCGTGAAAGCGACAGGAAAAAGGCCTATTGATGTAATGAAGAAAGCGGATTTGCAGGCGGAAGCTCGTGAACTCGGACTAAACTTCACTGATGAAGCGACACGACTAGATTTAATTCAGTTGATTAAACAAGCCTTAATTGCCAAACAGGAACAGGCTCCTGCGTTGGAGAGCTAAGGCTTTAATAGTATGCCTATAGCAAATGGAAAGAAAAGCTCTGGCATTCCCGGCATCAAGCTCATTGCGCGTGATGTCGTAAGGGATGCTATCCTTCAATTTGATGATGTGGTGGAAGCGCCAACAACGGCTACCGGATATTTCTATCTGTACGTTGATAACGGTGTTCTTTACTACGACAACGGTTCTTCAGCGGTCGCGTTGGGGCAAGGCGGCGGTTCTACGCCTACATGGGATACCATCTACAACATTGACAAGACCTTGACCTTGGATTCCACGACCTTAACTTTCGCGCTTGAGCATGCAACCAATAATGGCTTGACCATTACGGGATCTGCCGGGTCGGCCGGTCATTGTCTGGTTATCTCGAATGCCGGTACTGGTTATGATGTGTACGGTACTTCCGGTACTTGGTACATCACTAAGGCCGGTGTCGCTGTATTCACTACGGGATCAACTTTAGCAGGTACGACATTGTTCGGGTCAGGCTCCGCCACGGGAACAATTACGTCTAACGGCGCTTATGACCTGGTATTGGAGACCAATAGCGGAACAAACTCGTCTAAGATTACCATTACGGATGCAGCCAATGGCGCGATTACGTTGGCGATGAACGGCACTGGAAGCACTGTTATTTCGGGCACTACCACTCATAACACAGCTTTGACTGTTTCAGCGGGTGATATGGAATTGACATTGGGTAATTTCTACATCATTTCTGATTGGAACACTGAAGCGTCTTTGTCGGTGGTTAATGATACGGCCACTACGGTTGGCGCGGCTGCTGATTTGGGCGTTGTGCAGATTTCATCTGAGTCATTGACGACTGGTATTCTATTGAATCTTTCAGTTGATGAAACAGGAATGAATGGCGGATACTTCTTTAGGTGCTGGAGTCAGGATGCTGGCGCTTACGCGTTCAGGATCGGTGAGCTTGGCATTACCAACATCGCAGGCTCGGCTGGAAACAACACCTTCACCATTACGGCTGGAGATGTGGTTTGGTCTGATGGTTCTTTGGCGATTACGGATGCTGACAACGCCGCTTCGTTGACTGTAACCAATAGCACAGCCACCTCGGCTTCTGTTGTTGTGTTGGTTGGTGCTGGCGCGTTTACAGGCAGTACCACTTCATCTTGGATGACCGTTACACCTTCTGGTTTGACGACCGGTACGGCTGTCTATCTTCCGCTCGCGGCATTGACTGAAGGCAAGGGGTTGCATATTACAGCGGGTGTTTCAGTAACAACGGGCAATCTGCTTTATGTTCAAGATACCGGCGCTAACTCAGCTTTGACCAGTGGCTCTTTGGTTACATTCGACCACACAGCTACGGCTATTACGGGAACGGTGAATAAGACAGGCGCGTTGCTCAACCTTACCTCGTCAAGAACAGTAACCACAGGCACAGTGGCTGATGACTTTGATGGAGTAAGCATTGTAAGAACGGCTATCATCAATGGTGCAGGCGCAATGACTTCGGCTGGCTCTTGTCTGTATATTCAAACAGTGGTTACCAATACTTCAGGAACTATCACTTCTACGACAAATGGAATTGAGATTGTCATGGACGCTGATGGCTCGGGGGACGGAATCAGCTTGACGCACTCGGCTATTACCGGGAAGGCGATTAACATCATTTCTTCAGGTACGACTGCGGCTGGAATTTTCAAGTTGACGGCCAACTCATTGACTACCGGCCAAATGATGTATTTGACTACCTCTGCTACGGCAATGACTTCTGTTGGTAGAATTTTCTTGTCTGAGCATTCCGGTGCTACGGGCACATCAACGGTATTGAATGAGTTCAAGTCAACAGCGACTGACGAAACGGTTGTTATGCAGGTAACGGCTTCAGGCACGTTGATTGGCGGTGTAGCGGCGAAGATTAGCGTAGCTGCAATGACGACAGGCGTGGCGTTGACTATCAATGACGCTAACGCATTGACGACAGGTTCTATCGCTTCATTGGTGTCTAACTCAGCTGATGCTACGGCAAGAAACTTGGTCTTGGTTCACAATGACCATGCCTCGGCTGTAGGTGCTGTGCCGTTGGCGATAAGGAATGACGCTGTTACAGGTACGGGGTCGAAGTTTGTTAAGTTGTGGAGCGGTTCTGACGGATCTAAGACGGTTGCTTGCTGGTTATCCATTGACGCGACCACGCCTAACGGTAATCTTACCGGCACGGCTGGTGATGTCTGCTTGAATGGCCCATCAAGTGTCCCCTTTTATTGTACCGGAACTACGAACTGGTCGGCACTGGCATAAACTATTGACATAAAATAACACAATAAAGTATAATGAATGTAATAATTCATAAATACTTAGTTATGTTGCTAACTTGTCAAAATTGTAATTGCCGGTTTAAGAGTAAGAGTTATTCTAAAAAGCAGAAGTATTGTTCAGTGAAATGTTTTACTGTGAGAAGAAGCGAGAGCGAAAAGTGGTTGGAGCATTGTAGGACTGTCAATCTCGGTAAGCGTAGATCGCCGGGGACAGAATTTACCACTCAACGGACATCGAGAGAAAAAAACATAAACTGGCGTGGTGGAAGATATATTTCTAGCCAGGGGTATGTGATGGTTCTTGCACCTGAACATTTATTGGCAAATGTTCGAGGATATGTTCCTGAACAGATACTTGTGGCAGAACGAATGTTAGGAAGGTTGTTGATTAAAGGAGAGATTGTTCATCATAGAAATAGGAGGAAAATAGACAACAATCCTACAAATCTGCTTGTTTTTAAGAATAGAAGTGAACATGCCAAATTTCATTTGGCTGAAAGAATAAGAAATAAAGAAGGACAATTTAGGAATTGACTTCTCACTCTCCTCCTCTGTTGCTCACGCTACACAGGAGGGGAGGACTGAGAGGCTTATAAAAATATGGGACGAATGATAAATCTAATATCAATTGACGCATTCAGAAAGGTAGTTACCACGTCCGGTACACCGGAAAATCTTGCTCCTAAATATGCGGCTTCAACGATAGCCTTTGTAAGGAGCACTGTGATTGGAGTTAATGACACGATTACAGATTCAGCCGCGCAATTCTTGGTTGAAGGATTTAAGGCTGGCGACAAGCTGGTTATCACCGGAACGGTAAGTAATAACATTGAGGTTACCATTGAGGCAGTTGTTGCCGGTACGATTACCATCACTCGGCAAGGAGCGCTTACGGATGAAAGCGCGGGTACCGCGTTTACGCTTGTTCCTAAGAACGGCAAACCCGTAGCCGATGGTGTTTCGGTGGTAATCAAGGCGAAGAACGCCAATACCGGGACTATTACATTGGCCGGTACAGCTGCGAGAGCTTTGAATACTAATACCGCCTATGAGTCCTATTTTACTCTGCTTGCTAATCAATCAGTTGAAGTCCAAGTCAAAAATCTCAATCAGATATGGATGGATGCGACGGTTAGCGGTGAAGGAGTGGAGATAGCATTTGAAGCATAAACCATATGAAATTCAAAGATTCATTTCGTGGGACAAGTTTGTCTGTAGTTGACTTAACGGTAACGGGTGATTTAACCGTTAATGGAAGCTTTAATTTCGGCAACGCTTCAGTTGATATCTTCACCATCGCTGGCTACATTCAAGGTTCTGCGTCAGGCAAAACCTTTGTTTCGGTAGGCAATGTTACAACGGCGCACTCACTTGCGGCAACGAATGATTTAGCTATTGCCGGAAAACTCGAAGTGCAGGGAGTGTCTTGGTTGGACGGTCTGGCGACTTTAACAAAAAGCTCATTAGGCACAACTACTTCAGCAATGCTTTCACTGGTAACAGACACAGCCGCAACTGTTGGCGCTCAGCAAGTTTCGCCAGCAATAATGTGGACTGCGCGAGGTTGGGAAACTACAGGAGGTACTTCACAAACAGTCGGCTGGCAGATGTATGTATTGCCTGTTCAGGGAGCAAGTAATTCTCCATCTTTAATTTTTCAAGCAAAAGCATCTACTGCAGGCGCGTATGTTGATAGGCTTACAATTTCCGGTGCTGGTAGCGCAACATTTACAGGGACGGTATCAGCGAATAATAAATTTACAGCTGCGAGTGTTGCTGTGGTTATTCTTGAAGGCAGAATAGCAGACGGAGCAAGTGCAATTGCAATTAAGTTTCAATGCGCCTCTGCCTTATCAACTGCAGGCGCGAAGATTGCTTCGTTCTATAATGACAATGGAACGACTGAAAAAGCATACATTGATTTGTATGGCGGTTATATTACCCTCGGCGGCTCAATTCAGTCCAGACAAGGTACTGACATCGCTTCTGCCACAAACATCGTGATTCCATCAGACGGCGATGTGTTTGAGTTGACCGGCACGACCAAGGTTGATTTGATTGCCAGTACCGGTCGTCAAAATGGCGCAACGGTTGTGCTTGTAGCTAATGAGAGCGTTGTAATTGACCACGGCACAGCTACCAGTGGTTCTAATATAACCATTCTGCTTAACGGCGCGGGTGATTTCTCAATGACGGCCAATGACACATTGACTCTTTGTCTATGCGAAACTACAGCAGGCGGTCAGGCGTGGAGGGAGGTCGCTCGAAGTGTAATATAATATGCCTACAATAAAAGGATTTACAACTAAGAAGGATATAATTCAGCAACTATCGGATGCCGGGATAGAATTCAAACTGCCTTTTTCTGTTAATACGGATATGGAAGTTGAAACCGATCCATTCAATGGCGAAAAGGTAAATGGATTTGATGACAAGCCTGTAGATATAGTCAAAGTTAAGCAAGACGCTGTGAAGCCGGCAGATAAAGAATTAAAAGATAAGTTGGAACAAGCAAGAGAATTTGAATACCTAGGCGTTGTCTAGGTTAAATAACCATATAGGGGAGTATGGAACAAGAAAGCACACATAGCAAAGTCAATACAGACATCATCTTGGAGCGGTTGACCAATCTTATCACGGTCAATTCCAAGGAGCATGAAGTCATAGAGAAGACGCGCGATGATTATCGCGTTGAATTGCTCGGCGCGGTGAGTGATGTTAAGGCGGCCGTGATAGGGCTGGACGCAAGAGTACTGAAGCTGGAGAAATGGCAGATAGGGTTCGTTGCCAAGTTCTCAACGTATTCCGCGCTGGCGTTATTTCTAGGCAGTGTTCTGGCCAATATAGCGATTTCGTTCGTTTCACGATATTTATAAAGGAGGAAGGTAAATGAGTTTAGACGATGTTCTGCAGCCGATTACTAAAACCATTCGGTACACGAGCATGCGCAAGAAGAGGTGCGCTAATTGCAATCGCGAGGTACTTCATGAACTGGCTGAAACTGATACTTATAGTGCTTCCTATTGCCTTGCTTGCAAGTTTGAAACACTGGTTTGGAAGAAAGCGAGGAAAGGAGATGTGCGACCGTGACCAACAGCT